GGTAAGACCGAAGTTATTCGGTACTTTGAGACCGGGCTATTGCGTGATAACGATACACGCATAGCTCTACTACACATGGAGGAGATGAAGTCCACAACTTATCGTGCTATGGCTACCTATCACCTTGGTATAAATGTTAGAACTAGAGATGATACCAAGGAGAATGGTTACTCAGAAGATAGTGTAATCAAAGCCGCACAGGATATGACACAAGGAGAACGCACCATTGTTTTTGAAATGCGCAGTCATGACGATCCTCTTAAGCTCCTCGATTATACCAGACTTGCTGCATCTGTATATGGAGCTGATTTTATTTTTGTTGACCACGTTCAACGACTTGCATATCTCTCCCAGTCTGGTGTAGATGGTGCAACAAGTACACTCACCACGTTGGGTTCACGTATGGCACAGCTTGCCAAAGAACTCAACATCGGTGTAGTGTTTATATCACAGGTCAATGATGATGGACGTACAAAGTATGCAGGGTCTCTTGAAGAAGAGGCTATCATATGTATAAAGATTGAACGTGACGTTGAGTCAGACGATGAAATAATTCAGAATACTACTAACTTTATTGTTGACAAAAACAGACCGTTTGCTAAATTAGGTAGAGCAGGATCGGTATACTATGATCCAGAGACTACCATATTAACTGAAGAAGCACCGTATCAAGGGAGTGTAATTGCAGCATGATTGTATTTGATGTAGAAGCTAATGGCTTATTAGACACAGCTACTAAGATACACTGCCTGTCCTACACAGCTGACGGTGTTACTTATGATACACTGTTTGATTATGATGGTATGAGAGATCTGATACTAAGTCAGCAAGGTTTAATAGGTCATAACATTATCAGGTATGATGTACCATTACTAGAAAAGATCTTGGATATTAAGATTGAAGCTAGGTTGTTTGATACATTACCTATGTCTTGGGTTCTCAACTACAACAGACCTAAGCATGGGCTTGAGTCTTTCGGTGAGGACTATGGTATTCCTAAACCAGTAGTTACTGACTGGGAAAACTTATCAGTTGAGGAATACACTCACAGATGTGAGGAAGATGTTAAGATTAACTGGATGTTGTGGAAAGATATACTAAAAAGATTTATGTTTATATATAAAAGTAAGTCTGAGTTAGACAAGTTCTTTCGATACTTGCAGTTTAAGATGGAGTGTGCGGCAGAAGCTGAAAGAGTAGGTTGGAAGTTAGATGTCGATTTAGCTAAAGATTGTGTCGCAAAACTAACAGAACAACAATCATCTAAAATTAATGAACTAAAAGGTGTAATGCCTAGAGTAAAAATTACTACTAAGAAGTCCAAACCTAAAGTTTGTTTCAAGAAGGATGGCTCACCTTCATCTCATGGTGAGAGATGGTTTGCTTTACTTGATGAACACAGACTACCAAGACATTACGAAGGAGAAGTAGAAGTTATTAAAGGTTGGGATCAACCTAACCCTAACTCTAATGATCAAGTAAAGAGTTGGTTATTTTCTTTAGGTTGGGAGCCTTGCACTTTTAATTATATCAAAGAATCACCAACAGAGACAAGGCTCGTACCACAAGTACGAAGTAATGGTGAGCTTACTAAATCAGTTAAGAGATTAATAAAAGATAATCCAGTTGTAAGTGTATTGGATGGACTTACAGTTATACAACACAGACTAAAAATCTTTGAGGGTTTTTTAGAATGTGAATACAATGGTTACGTAAGAGCTGAGGTTGATGGTCTTACAAATACTCTACGTTTTAAACACAAGAAACCTCTTGTCAATCTACCTGCTGTAGATAAGCCTTGGGGTAAAGAGGTACGTGGTTGTCTTACAGTTCCAGATGGTTACACACTATGTGGTGCTGACATGACTTCACTAGAGGACACAACCAAACGACACTACATGTATCCCTATGATCCAGACTATGTAAACGATATGTCACAAGAAGGATTTGATCCTCACCTTGACCTAGCTTTACATGCTAATGCTGTGTCTCAAATAGAAATAGATGAGTACAATGCAGGTAGAAACGATCAACTCAAAGACTTACGTAAAGACTTTAAAGTAGTTAATTACTCTGCTACCTATGGCGTAGGTAAAGCTAAGTTAGCACGTACCACTGGTATGTCAGAAGAATCAGCACAAGAGTTGCTCGATGCATATTGGAAACGTAACTGGTCGGTCAAAGCTTTTATCGACAATCAAAAGGTACGAAAGATAAATGATGAGATGTGGGTACAGAATCCAGTAAGTAAGTTCTGGCACTCACTACGATATGAGAAGGATGTATTTTCCACACTCAATCAATCAACTGGTGCTTACTGTTTTGATAAATGGGTTGCTTACTACAGAACTCGTAGACCAAATATCATTGGACAGTTTCACGATGAATCAATTAACCTAGTTAGAAAAGGAGAAGAAGATGAGCATAGTGCCGCACTAGAATGGGCAATAAAAAAACTTAATCAAAATCTTAAATTAAATGTTGACTTAGGTATTCAAATACAGTATGGTCAACGTTATAGTAATGTACATTAAAATGGAGGGCCGCATGGCTACACGTAAAGTAAAATTAGTTGGTACTGCAGAGTGGGCAAAAGTGTTTGCTCAAAACCGTGACTTGAAAGGTTTTCAAGGTGCGTATGAAGATCACGATGGTGCTTGCACTATTGACCTATTCATGGATGAAAAGAATGTTGCTGCATTAAAAGCATCACGTTCAATCAAGAGTCCAAAGGATGTAGGTAATGGTCTATTCAAAACTAAATTCATACGTAAGTTTAATACAGGTAGGGATTGGGATAGTGGCGCACCTGTTGTTACTAATTCTGATGGTGCTACTTGGAACTTCGATACTGATGGTCCCATTGGGAATGGCTCTACTGTAGAGGTCATGCTATCGGTGTATGATACCAGTTACAAAGATCGTCCCGGTACTAGGCTTGATTCCGTAAAGGTTATTAAACATGTACCAGTGGATAACGTAATCCAAGCTGAGACTATATCAGCGGATACCCTGCCTTCGGCAGATAAAAAAGAAGCAGACGCAGTTCTGTTTTAATCTCCTCTCTAGCAACTAAGCCCCCTTCGGGGGGCTATTTTTAAGGAACAAACATGGAAAATAAATACACAAAAAATATGTCTAACAAAGAGTATCATTTAGCAGATGGTATTTCTTCAAGTGCTGTAAAGTCTGTGTATAAAAAATCAATAGCTCATTGGAAGGGTGAGAAACGTAACTCTGATAACCCAGCATTTGCTATGGGTAATGCCGTACATGCTAACCTTTTAGAAAAAGATCGTAACTTAGTAGTAAAAGGTCCGAAAACTAAAAACAGTTTAGCTTTTAAAAACATGAAAGAAAAACTATCCGATGATCAGATTCTTCTAACAGAGGTTGAGTTTAATGTAGCTAACTGTATATCAGAAGGAGCATTGGACAACCCTGTATGTGCGTCAATACTAGATGATCCTAACGGTTTAAATGAGATTAGTATTTTTGTAGAAGACCCAGTTTCAAAACTGCTTCTTAAAACAAGACCTGATCGTTTACTAGGCAACACTGTATACGATGTAAAGACTACACAAGATGCTAGTCCATCAGGTTTTTTAAAAGAGTGTTTAAAGTATGGATACTTTTTACAGGGTGCTCACTATGTTTACACTTGTAGATTAGCTGGATATGATGTGACTGAGTTTAGTTTTATAGCCTGTGAAAAATCAGCACCGTATATCTCTCACCTACATGTTATGGGTCCAGAGATAATGGAGTGGGCTATGTCTAAATTACACAAGACATTAGCAACTATTGCAAATGCAGAAAATTCTCTAGTCTATGGAACAGGATGGGGTGACTATACCGTTATAGATAAACCCAAGTGGTTATGAGTAGAACAGCTAAACAAAAAGGTAGGCTAGGACAAAATGAAATTAGGGATAAACTTTTAGAAACTTTTCCTGAATTAGAACCTGATGATATTAAGTCTACTATTATGGGAGATACTGGTGAAGATATTCAGTTGTCTCCTGCCGCTAGAAAAAAGATACCTATAACAATAGAAGTTAAGAGAAGAAAGTCTGCACTAAAAACTGTGTATGACTATATAGAACAAGCTGAAGCTCACGGTAAAGGTGAGCCTGTAGTTTGTTATAGATCAGATCGTAAGCCTTGGGTTGTTATGATAGGCTTAGATCATTACATGAACTTGTTAAAATACTGGGGTAATAATAATGAAAGTTAAAGTATGGGACGTAATAGAAGGCCCAATAAGTGTAGAAGAATACCCAGACGAAGCACCTGATGGTGCTAACTGGTACATGGTTTGTAGAACAGAAGTAGATGGTATTATAGCAGATGATAACTTTTGGTTTGAAGATTTTGATGATGCCTATGAATGGCAAAAACATTTTTCTAAAACAATCGAACCATTAGAGATTGACATGACTACCATGTATGGATATAACTAGGGGTTCGTTATGGAGTTTGAGATTAACATTAGATTAAAAGTAGATCCAGATGCAAACTTCTTAGAAACCTCTGGAGATAATACTGAGGTAATATCTGAGCTAGTTAAAAATTATCTGTACGATATAGATGATGCAAAAGTATTAGAGTGTGAGGTAACGTATGACGATTAAGTGGAATGATATAGAATCTTTTAAAGTATTTGACTCAGGTCAAATGAATGACTACCAGAGAGCTGCTGCAAGTACAGCCATATATAAACAAGAACATGCAGTAATATATCCTGCATTAGGTTTAGCTGCAGAAGCTGGTGAAGTAGCTAACAAAGTTAAGAAGATATTACGTGATGGTAATTTTGATAGAAAAGCTATTGCTGATGAAGTAGGTGATTGTCTGTGGTACATTGCCGCATTGTGTAGAGATTTAAATATTGATATGCAAGACATAGCTAACAACAACATTAACAAATTAAAAGATAGACAAGAACGTGGTGTACTATCAGGATCAGGAGATAATAGATGAAAGGTATACTATGGCCTTTTCTTTTTTGTTTCTTTGTTATTTGTATTCTGCCTGTGCTATTAGTAGACAATGCAAAATACTGTAGACAAAGTATTATACCTTGTTATCCGTGGACGGAGCCAGTAGAATGGAATTAGATGTAAAGAAAGCTGCACTTGAAGAAGCTGAAAAAACATTTGAAGCATTTATACTTTGGTCAAAGAGAGTAACTCTGGTAGCTATATTCTTTTTGTTACTAGTAGTTTTTAAATGTAACAATGGTGTTGAGACTGGTAAGAATGCTACTGGTTCTAAGTATAATGGTGAACAATATAATCCAAGTAATATAAAGGTAAATAAAACTAAATGATTAATGAAGAAATAATTTATGTACAAACCCCAAGAGTAGCTTGTAGTGGTGAAGACGATGACCATCCTAAAGTTTGGTATACTGTACCAGAGGTAGGTGAAGGTTATGTAGTATGTGGATATTGCGATTTAAAATTTGCAAGAAAATTAGATGACAGTTGGGAAGATGAAACTGTTATACAAATGAAAATGACATCAAGAGGAACTAACCAATGAATAATAAAATACAACCTATAGGGTGGGCAAGAACTCTTGTAGGTGCAAGAGATGCGTGGAAAAGTATAATGACTATTAAAAACTCTCCGCTTCGTAACCTACCACCACAGCTAGGACTGATGGTGTTTTCAATATTAGCTATAATGTGGAGTGGTATCTTTGCATCTATAATAAATAATCCATATGCATTTGGTGTATCTGCAGGTGGGCATCTATTAGTAGTCTTTGGTATTTTTATTACAGCTATAGTCTATAATAGTGCAGAAAAATATAGTGCACCACAAAACTATAACTCACGAGGTGTAGGAGGAGAACATGAATAACTACTTACCCACAGATTATCAAGCATTTATACATAAGTCGAGGTATGCAAAATACTTTGACGGTAA